ATAGTTGCTTTTTGATACCATGCAACCTTTCCTTTTCCTATAAGAAATGTTTTTTCAAATTTAAATTTTGGCATTTTATGTCCTCCTATTTAATTTATAAAACAATATTTTGACAAGGACACCCATCATTCCCACGTTGATCGTATAAAGAATTAATTTTTATATTAATATCTCCCTCATAATATGGGACTATTCTTTGAAAAAAACTGTGAGTCCCTGTCTTTGGTCTGCTCGGATGATTAGTAAAAAAAACTTTATCAAATAACTCAACATAAAAATAAAGCATAATAAATCCCTTTCTTCCGAAACCTTTAACTTTTTTCTCCAACAATCCATCATTTAAATCATATTTCCAACTCAATTTAAACAATACATTTTCATCATGATGTCTAATTTTGTGATTAAGTTTATAATAAAATTCTTTTTCATCTGAATTATTTTCAAAATATGCAACATCGATTGGAAATTCAGAAATTATATCACTATCAAAATCTACAAATTCATGTCGAGTATTATTTTTTAAACCAATGAGATGTGGAAACATGCATAGTGACATGTTGTCGGGTATCTGTCTTCCTACTCTGTAATGATCACATAGATTATAGAACTCATATATCATTTTATTTTCAAATAAATGATCTCCAATACACTCGCTTATCACAACATCAATTTTTACAATGTCATGTTTGTAAATAAATGAAGCAGCTTCACCAACAAAGACTTCAATCTTGTCTTCTAAATTTGCTTTTTTTATATTGTGTCTTAAAAATCTTGCTGTTTTATAGTTTCTCTCAATAGCATATACTTTTTTTGCTCCATACTTTATTGCCATGTAAGATAAAATACCACTTCCTGCACCATAATCAATTACTGTGTCACCCTCTTTTATACATTTACTAATCGATTCTTCATATTTACTTGTCCTGTACCAATCATTCACCATAATACGATGAGGGGTGATATTATCGTAATTACCTCTAAACATGGATCACCTTTTTTTTAATTTTAGATTGAACAGCAGCACTAAACTTTAAGGGTTTAGATGTACACATATTACATATAGATTCATGGTTTGTCGAATTATCACAGAAAGTTTTTAATTGATCATCAGAACAATCAACTGACAGTCCCTGTTTTTTATACTCACTCCAAACCAAATCATTTTCTTGATCAGTCACATACAATAATTCATTTAAAAATGCTGAGTTAGGACACTTCCATAAACGCCCATTATATAATTGAGTGTTAGGGCATGAACAATAATAAAAACTTTTTTTTGGATTTTTATGATCGTAAGGATAGACTTTTCCATCCTTTTGTTTTATTGAATAAAACCACTGATCCACATTATCATGATGTTCACTAACAATAACTTTAGGATGATTAAATTTTTTTACGATGTCTATTACTTCAGGTATATGCACACTAATTCTTAAAAATATTTTTGGGTCTTCTAATGCTCTTTTGATCCATTTTTCATTCTGTAAGAGTAATAAGCCATTGGTATAGAGATAAACAATAGAATCAGAACTTGATCTACATGCATTTAAAATTTCCTCGCATCGTGGATTTAATAATGGTTCTCCCCCTATAACAGAGATTCTACCTATATCTATTCTTGGAAGTATTTTATTTAAATCATCCAGTAGTGCATCAGTACTAATTTTAGAACCCGCAGCGAAATAATTACTGAAATGATTACAACCTTTACAACTTAAGTTACATCCTATAGATGCACTTACATCAAGAATTTTTAATTTGGGTTTCATCATAAGCAAGGTATGCAGCACCTATTGCTGTGCCACCATCATGTGCGATAGGATCAACATACATGTTGATATGTTCACCTTTTTCCTTGAATAATTTATAATTAACAACACAGTTTTGGAAACACCCTCCTGTTAGTATTATATTCCAACTATATTTTTCAGCAATTGTAAAAAGAATAGATGCTTTTTTCTCCCATTCTTTTTGAACTTCATATGAAATGCCCTTACCAAAAGCAGAAAGACCCATGACCTTGCCCGCATCTATTTCATTGAATCCTAATTCTAATGCAGCAAGTTCAAACTTTCTACCAATACCAAGATCATTTTTTGTTTGATACTCTTCATAATGTTTTTTTGTCCAACCCCATCTATTACAGAATATACTCACTGTCTCTAATCCCTTAGTGGTTTTTGAACCGTTAGAATCTACAACTATGACTACAACATCCTTTTTGAAACCAGAACGCCTCCAAGCACCATAAGCATGTGTCAAATGATGATCGTATGTGTAATCATGAATAGTGGCATTAGGAAATAATCTTTTTATGGCAGATTTATCTCTTGCGGTCTTTAAATTTTTGGTTGGATTACTCCAATGACAATCAGCAAATCCTATATGATCTACTTTGTCAATATATTTAAATAATGATTTGACTTCATAGTCATATTTTTTTCTTGTTATTCTTTCAGATTCAAGATATAAATCTATCTCACCATCTTTTAATAAACATATAGAACCATTATTAGAAAAATTAATTCCCAACGAGTTTATTGATTTCTGGGAAGTAGACATAATCTATCTCACTTTTTTTTAATGTATCTAGTGCTTCGTCTGGTGTTTCGACCAGTGGATCTCCAGCAAGATTAAAACTAGTATTAAGAACCATGGGAACGCCTGTTCTACCAAAGAATCTAGAAATGATATCAAAGAATCTAGGGTTTTCCTCATAGGTCACAGTTTGTATTCTACTAGTGTAATCATGATGCAAGACAGCAGGTATCTTGTTATGAGTATGTAGACGAGCATCAACAGCGTAAGACATATGAGGAGATGAGTCTATTAGAAACCATTCTTTTACATGATTATGTAAAATTGATGCAGCAAAAGGTCTAAACTGCTCTCGTCGTTTTATATTGTTTATTTTTTCTTGACCATTTGGATCTCTAGGATCGTATAAAATAGATCTGTTACCTAATGCTCTAGGTCCTGCCTCTGACTTTCCTTGAAATACAGCAATAACTTTTTTTTCAGTAAGCAAATCTGCCACAGTGTCAACTGTAACATCATCACCTTCTATTCTTGAGAGATCGTACCTAATACCGTAATACATAAAAAAAAGGGAGGTATTACCTCCCATTATAGTTTTAAACTAATGTTAGTTTGTTAAATTTAATACCTCTATATACACCGTCGAAATTAATTTTTTTCCTTGATGAAGAAGGTACCTTGTAAGTCACTCCTCTGTAAACTAATGTTTTAGTTTCTTTAGTTGAAGTGGAATCTGAAGCAGAATATGCTGCTCCTCTGTATTTTAAGTTTGACATTTGATTTGAAGTAATAGGACAAAATCCCGTTCCTTCTGTGGTAATACCACATACTTGCGTCCTATGTTTCTCCTACATTACATTTTTCATCTACTTTAGTTTTAAAGTAGTTGATCAAACCTAACTTAGATTCCGCATCAAGATAAGGATCTTGTTTGACTTCATAAGTTAGTTCCATCCACCTTTCGCAACTAATAGTCCAATGAACTGGTTCGTGGCTAGCGAGTAGAGATAGGTAAAATAGAATGCCCATAAGATGAACGTATGAATACTATAACATATCCAAATGTATTTATTATAAAAAAATGTAACTTTTGTTACAGTTTTTATTCATCTCTCCATTTTATTTCTGGGTATGCCTCTGATACCACCGCTTTTGTAATTCTATATTTTTGCTGTAATCTTTTGTCCTTTACAAGATTAATAACTTCTGCTTCATCAGCATGTAAGGATTCTAATAGTTGAACCAGCATTGCCTCACGTTTCATCTGAGACAATCTGTCATTACCACCTCTAACAAAATTGTAAAGAGTTCTCCATTCATGAACTAATCTAGTATGTCCTTCGGTGCCAGCAGGTGCTTCATTAGGTTTGTATGGAACATCACCTTCTGGTATTGCACTTTTTATTTCAGAATCATAATTCCATACAAAAAGTGCTTTAAAGTGATCACCTTTATGTTCTTTCAAAATTGAGATTTTTTTATCCTTTGTTTTAGCACCGTGAGCTGCTCTTAACACCTCACTTACCAAAGGATTTTTAGGAAGTCTTGCCATGATTAGTCTTCAAATTCATCAGAGTTGTTTTCAAATCGAAATGCAATGATGTCATCAGGAATTGGATTACCATTTACATCAAAACATTCGGGGTGTGTGTAACGAGGATTTGTCGTATGCACATGTTGACTTATTAAATATCCTACCACACCTCCTAGTGTTATTGTTAAGACTGCAACAAGGATGCAGAGTCCTATGACGATTTCTGTCATATCAATTTTTCTAGGCGGAATTATTTAGACATTCAAAAAAAGAACTTTTTTACTCATCAATATCATACGAATCTGTAACTGTTATGTTTCCTGCAATGACGACTCTGATATCATTAGTTTCATTTGGATCGACTGCATGATATGCCCAAGATGGAAAATATATTATATCTCCGTTCCTTTGTTCTGGGGGATAAAAAACATTACCATCATTATCTGTAAATTTAAAACATTTTTGTTCTGGAACATTTATAAAATGCACCCATGATATAATTGATTCTTCGCATTCAAAAGAACAATGATTATGAGATGAATGATTCATACATTTTGAATAAATTTGTGACCAATATGTAGTTTCAAATTTAGTACGAGAATACAGACCTATTTTTTTCATAATTTGTGCCCCCACTTGGTCATAGAAATCTGTAAAAAAAGCACTTAAATCATCATCATCAAAATATGTGGTTAAATGATTTTTACTTCCATCTAATAATTTTTTTACAGGGGTTTTATCAATATAATTAAATATATCATCAATTTTTTCAGGAATCATGTATAAATTACCATGATACCAATAATGTGGTTTATACATTAAAACTCCTTATAAAATTCAAAAGAATAATTTGTAAAAGGAATATTAAACTTAAACAATTGAACTCTTCTTTCAGGTACCTTTAAAAGAAATTCATATCCTTTGTTAATGTTTATATTAGATTCTTCGTTTTCAGATAATGTAGTGTGTCTTTGCATCCGCCTATGTGTTTATTATCAATTTGAATTTGAGGAAAAGTGGCATCACAACCAAACTCTTGCTGAAATTCTTGTTTAGTATAGTCTACACCATACTTATACTCTATGTATTTAATGTCAACAGATTTAAATAATTGTCTAACTCTATCACACCACTGACAATTATCTCTTGAGTAAACTACTGCTTTCATTGAAAAAACCTTAAGGGTAAATTTTTTGCGGGAATTTTTTTCCCAATTTTATGGAATTAAAAAGTGATTTTCAATCCTCCATATCAAAGAAAAAAACTTGATTAACACGATACTCTTCACCAAAGTATCTATCAGTGCAAATATTCATACCATGAGGAAATTTATATCCATCAAAAAATACAAGTCTATTATACTTAGGTTCTAATGTCTTTAGTACTTTAAAATTTTTTTTCAATGCCCATGGTTGATAATGTTCATTTACATCTGGTGGTTCTACTAATACCTCATAAAAACACGTGCCATTTTTATCATCATCATTGAAATAAACAATACCATTATATCCACTATCAGTATGTGGCCACCAATAATTATTTTTATAATCATTGAATTGATGTTTTTTAAACCTTGTACAATTAGTAACA